TCATCCACTTGTGACCCCTCGCAGATCGATCAGATCGCCGCCGCCGGTGTAGCCCTCCACCGGTCGCAGGACGTAGCCGGGCGGGATGTCGCCGGTCTTGTAGTACGAGATGAAGATGTCCGCCGCCTCCTCAGCGTCGAACACCTCGGCGGCACTGACGAACTCGGGCCCGCGGGGCAACTCGATCGGCACGTCCAGCGGCAGGTTTCCCTCGTGCGGGTGTCCGATGAAGTAGCGAACCGATGCGGCACCCCACTGCTGACCGCCGGGCTTGCGGATGTCCAGCATCATCGCCTCGGCGCTGCCGCCCGCCTGGATGTACTCCTCGGTGCCCTGATGGCGGATCTCCTCGTAGCTCTTACCCGGCGGCAACGCGTAGAAGGTGATGAACCAGCGCTCGGTGCCGTTGAGTTGGCGCAGCGGGCCGAGGAACTGCAGAGGCCCGGAGCCGTTGCCCATCGTCGTGGCCCAGCCGCTGCTGAACTCCATCACGTGCGTCGGAACTCCCATGTCGAGCACCCTATCCAGCGCGGGGCGAGGCGATCCGTGGAAGTGGTTGGCCGTGTCAACGACGAAGCAGTCCATCTCGAACCGCAGGCTGCACCGGCGCGATGGTCCCGAGCCTCGTGGTCGCCGACGGTGGGGCTACTCCCGGTTGTCGCGAGGGTTCTGTGGACGTGACAGGCCCTGCCAGAAGATCGACGTTCGCTCGTGCCGCTGTACCAGTTCCGGGAGGATCGCGTTGCCGGTCCTGCCCCGGTCGAGGATGTTGTCGAGCGATGCGATCACGTCGAGGACGGAGCGGGATTCGAACTGCCCGCCGAGCCGCTTAGCCTTGGCGCGTACGTTGTTCGGGGTGGGTCCGGCGTCGATCACGGAGTGATGCCACAGGCGGCTGTGGTGCGCGCACCGGTTGCGTAGGTAGACCAGTGCCTTCACGCGGTAGGCGAACCCAGCCTTCGCGACCCCGATGCTGGTCGCGACCGCACCAGCCAAGGCGCCTCGCGCTCCGCGCTCGATGCACTTGGACAGCGTCCCGAAGGACCACGCCTCGACCGCCGACCACACTGGCAACTCCGCGAAGTTAACCCCGCCCGTGTCGGTGGACTTGTAGCGCAGAATGTGGCGCTCCTTGCTCCGCTCAATGTCCCGGAGACACGATTCCACGGTCGGCTCGGCGTCACCGATGTCCGTGTAGAAGTCCTCTTCCAGGTACTTCCCCCGCGGGCCGTGGTCGTTGGCGATGACATACGCGGTGTGGGTGCGGAGCAGTACCTCGGCGCGCGCAAGTCGAGGGATGAGCGCGAGTCGCAGTTCTTCATCGGCGTCGTAGACGTCGCGGATCTCCTCGAAGGTGGTGCCCGGCTGGAACAAGTTGTTGCCCTCGTGCGGAGCCTGCTGGAAGTACCGCATGTACCCGGAGAACCGGTAGTAGTTATGCGCTGCGAGGAACGCCGCGCACTCGTCGGTGTTGGGGATGGTGAGCCCACGCTCGACCAGGAGGGCGACTTGCGCCTCCCACGACAGGCTCGGCTTCATCGTCGCACCTCAGAAAGAAAAAGGCCCCTCCCATTTGAGCATCGTTGAGAGGCTTGGGAGGGGGTCGATTGATGCCAATGTAGCCGACGGTGCCGACAGAACGCAAAGGCGCAGGCAGGTCGTCTCGGCTGTGTCCGGGGCGGACGTGACCGACTGCGGAAACCAGTTTCTGCGCCCGGAGCAGCCGCGGGCAGGCGCATCGGCGCCTGTCGTTCGAGCCTCGTCAGAAGTGTCGCCGCCGCAGTTTAGGCTGGTCTACTGCGCGGTTCACGGATATGAATCCGCAGGTACTTAGAAGTTCTTCGTATCCACTCGCTGCGTGCATTCGGAAGGACCACATGGCTGACGAGACCAACATCCTCGACCAGTTGATCAGTCGGGTTCCGGACGAGTCCCTGCGCAGTTACCTCGCCCGCGAGGTTGACTTGCTGCGCGGCTCCCGCCATTTCGGACTCGTCTTCGACCGTCACCTGCCGGAGTCGGTGCGCCTGGTCGACTACCCGATCCGCAAGGGCGTCCGCGTCGCGCTGCGTGATGAGTCGAGCACCGAGACATGGCTCGTGACGGGCTTCGTCGACCAGGAGCGCAAGGTCGCCGTCCTCAGCGGCGACGGTGGTGAGCGACCAGTGGACGATCTCGCAGTCGTGCGGGAGTTCGGGGAGCCCATCTACCCGGGCCTGCGCTCGGTGGAGCGGATCCCGAACGGTCCCGAGGACGCGCCGTGGCACGTGGTGATCAACGGCGAGAACTACCACGCCCTGCAGGCCCTGCGGTCTACTCACCGCGGGAAGGTGGACCTGATCTACATCGACCCGCCCTACAACACCGGCAACGACGGCTGGATCTACAACGACCGGTACGTCGACCAGGCCGACCGAGCGAAGTCATCGAAGTGGCTGTCGTTCCTGGAGCGGCGGCTGCAGATCGCACGGGACCTGCTCAAGCCGAGCGGCGTCATCTGCATCAGCATCGGCTACGCGGAAGCACACCGCCTCCAGTTGCTCGCGGAGCAGACCTTCCGTGCCCACACTGTCCAGCTGGTCACCTTGCAGACGAGCGAGGCTGTCAACCCCAAGGCCGGGTTCAACTTCGTTCACGAGCACCTGGTCTGCATCACACCCGCGGACTTCGTACCCCAGCAGATGACGTTCACAGGCAACAAGCCCGGAGCGGCGTGGCACGCCATGAACCTCGCGGCGTTCGACAAGACGCAGCGCCCCAACCAGGCCTTCCCCATCTTCGTCGACGTGAAAACGGGCGCGGTGCACTCCACCGGTCCCACGCTCGCCGATCTGGAGAAGAGCGGCGAGTACACCGGCGATCGGGCCGACTACCCCTACGAGATGCCGGCGCCGGAAGGGACGGTGGCGATCTGGCCGATCACCGGCAAGGGCGAGCACTGCGTGTGGCGGCTGGTCCCCGAGTCCTTCATGGCCAACTGGGACAAGGGTTACATCAAGGTGCTCCGGAAGAAGGGGAAGGCAGCGGCTATCGCGCCGTTCGGTATCCAGTACCTGTCCGAGGGGGAGATCGCGAAGGTCGAGTCAGGAGAAACGGAAGTCCTCGGCCGCGAGCCCGGCGTCCCGACGGTCATCCTCGGGGCCAACATGGTGTCCGGCGACAAGATCCCGTCGATGTGGAACGAACTCACACACCGCACGACGGAGGGGAACTCGCACTTGAAGAAGATCCTCGGCGGCAAGCGGTTCCCGTATCCCAAGCCGGTCGAGCTGATCATGGACATCGTCATGGGCTTCAGCCAGGGCAACCGCGACGCCGTCATCCTCGACTTCTTCGGCGGATCGGGTACCACCTTGGAGGCGGTGATGGAGCTCAACACTTTCGACGGGGGGAACCGGCAGGCCATCCTGGTGACCAACAACGAGTTGTCGGCCACTGAGGCTAAGAAGCTACGGAAGGCCGGCCTGCATCCGGGCGACGCCGAGTGGGAATCCAAGGGCGTATTCGAGTACGTGTGCCGGCCGAGGGTCTCCACGGTCGTGCGGGGCAAGCGTCCGGACAACTCCGAGTACTCGGAGGGGTTGCCGGCAAACGTGGAGATGTTCGACCTCGTATACCTCGATCCCTCGTCGGTACGCCGCGGCCGCGAGTTCCCCGCGCTGGCGCCGCTACTCTGGCTCCAAGGCGGAGCCCGTAGGGATCGGATCGAAGCCGACTCCGGGTGCGGCTGGGCGCTCACCGGAACCTACGGGGTGCTGTTCGACATCGACACGCTGACGGCGTTCGCGGATGCCGTGACCGCCGCGGCAACAACCGGCTCACCCCCTCAGGTGCTGTTCATCGTCACCGACTCCCTCGCCGAGTATCAGGAGGCGGTCGACCGGCTACCGGTCGGCATCGACACGGTCCAGCTCTACGAGGACTACCTGCTGAACTACACCGACAACTTCTCGGGAGGTGCCCGATGAAGTTCACGTTGGAGCCGTATCAGAGCACCGCCGTCGAGGCCCTGCTGTCGAGTCTCACGAAAGCGCGCGCCGACTACCTGGACGATGGAGACCTCACGGCTGTCGGACTCACCGCCCCCACCGCTGCGGGGAAGACCGTGATCGCGACCGCGGTGCTCGAAGGGCTCTATCTGGGCACCCCGACCCGCGAGCCGCGACCGAACACCACGGTGCTGTGGATCACCGACGACCGGGCCCTCAACGCGCAGACGATCAACAAGATCACCACCGCGTCCGGCGGCCGGATCGACGTCAACCGGATCCGGCTCCTCGGCGAGGAGGACAGTCGGACGCTGGAACCGGGCCTGATCTACTTCGTGCACATCCAGGCGCTGCAGAAGAACTCCACGCTGCACGCGGTCCGCGCCGATGGCACCCGCAACGACAAGCGGACCCATGGCGTCTGGGACATGATCGCCAACACCGTGCGCGAACGCGGAGAAGACTTCGTCGTGATCTGGGACGAGGCGCACCGCGGTTCCGGTACGACCACCACTGAGCGGAAGACGATCGCCGGCACCATCGTCGGTGGCGGTCCCACCAACATCGGCACGGTGCAACCGCCAGCGCCGGTGGTTCTCGGCATCTCGGCGACCCCGGACCGGTTCGAGGCGGCCATGAAGGCGGCGAACCGCGTTCGAAGACTGCACGCGGTCAAGGCCGGTGAGGTACGCGAGTCGGGGCTGCTCAAGGACCGCATACTGCTTCGCAGCCTCGGCGAGACCCAGGCGGCCAACAACACGATGCTCGCCCTGGCCGTCGAGGACCTGAAGACCTCCGACGAGGCGTGGCGGACCCACCACGAGAACACGGGCGACCGGCTGGTCGAACCCCTGCTGGTGGTCCAGGTCGAGCCCAAGGTGACCGAGGCACGGCTGGTGGAGATCCTGTCGGTGATCTCGTCGACCTGGCCGGAGCTCACCGACTACGCCATCGCCCACGCCTTCGGTGACCCGCACGGTCCGCTCAAGGTGGGCGACAAGACCGTGCGGTACCTCGCCCCAGAAGCCATCGCGGGTGACGACCGGGCGCGTGTGGTGTTGTTCAAGTCGGCGCTCACCACCGGCTGGGACTGTCCACGCGCCGAGGTGATGATCAGCTTCCAGAACAAGGACGACTACACCGAGATCGCGCAGTTGATCGGTCGTCTCGTACGTACTCCGCTAGCCAAGCGCGTCGAAGGCGACGATCGCCTGAACGAGGTGGCCGCCTACCTGCCGGGCTTCCGAGCCGAGCATGTCGCTCGGGTGGTCAACGCGTTGACCGAGGACGAAACCGTCGAGGTGGATGTCGTTGTCGCTCCGGTGGTGTGCGAGCGGTCATCGAAGGTTCCATCCGAAGTGTTCGGCCTGCTCGACACCTTGCCGTCCTACACCCGGCAGAGGACGACATTCCCGTCACGTACCGCGCAGCTCATGCGTCTCGCCTCGGCGCTCACCGAGCACAAGTTCGTGGAACAAGGGTCAGCCAAGGCCAGGGTGTGGATCGTCGATCAGATGCGAGCCGCGGATGGTCAGCGGAGCGACGAGATCGACGCGAAGGCCAAGGACATCTTGTCGCTGACGATCAACACCACAGTGGTCGAGTACGGCGAGCTGATCATGCTCAGCGAGGGGAAGAGCGACACCCCCACCAACGAGCGTGATCTCGAAGGCTACTTCCGCCGCGCCCGCCGTGTCCTCCCAGACGGCTCGGCCAACTGGTACTTCAACGCCCTGTGCGACGCAGGAATGGATGAGGTCGACGCCATGGCACGGCTGACGGCGATGGCGGAGATGGGCTTCAAGGAGATCGTCGAGACGCAGGCCGCAGCGTTGATCAGTACGTGGCGCGACCAGCATCAATCCGAGGTGTCACGGCGTCCGCGCCACATCAGGGATCAGATCGAGCCCCTGTGGCACGTTGGCACCACGCCGATGCTGCCCACCACGGTCGAGGCCCGCGACGTCTACGCGGCGGCGACCGAGAAGGTGCGGGGCGGGACCACGGAGCCGATCACCACGTACCCGTCGCATCTGTACGTGATCCCGGACGGGAAGCCGAACGCCGGCGAGTTCCCCGTCGACACCTCCCGCTCGTCGTGGGAGGCCGCGGTGCTCGAAGCTGAGCTGAAAGCGAAGACGCTCGTCGGCTGGTACCGGAACCCGTCCTCGGGGAAGCACGCACTCGCGGTGCCGTACGAGTTCGGCGACAAGTACCAGCTGATGCACCCCGACTTCCTGTTCTGGCACGACGAGGGTGACGGCAAGTACGTCATGGACATCGTCGATCCGCACAACCACAGCCTCGCCGACACTCACGCGAAGTGGGCCGCGCTGTCCAAGTACGCGCAGGACCATCCCGATCGGGTCCGGCGGTGCTTGGCTGTGGCCGAGATCGATGGCTCGATGCGGGCACTCGACCTGACCAAGGACGGCATCGACGAGCGCATTGCGGTGGCCACGAACAAGAACCTGATCGAGGCGTTGTTCGCCGCGGAGGGCATGGCCTACACGTGATCACGAAGCCGGAGGAGCCGGAGTAGGCGCGAGCGCCTGACCTACGCCGCGTCCTCAGCCCGCCGCCGCGGATGATCCCGCTGCGCGATCGTGCCGCCGGGCACTGCCTCCGAGACCGTGTGCCGGCCGTGGAGTGCATCCGATTCGGGGTTGCCCGCGGCGGAGGTGGTCTGAGCCTGCTCCCGGTCCTTGCCACCGCCACCACCCGGTCCGCCCATGGCGCCCATCGGCATCATCGGCATGCCGCCGCCCATGGGACGCGTACCCGCCGCGTGGGCGGGCGACGCGGCGCTGGTACCGGTACCCATGGCGCCGGACGTCTTGGTCTCGGGGCCCACCGAGAACGCGCCGCGCTGCTGCTCGGCGGGGCGCCCCGACACATCAGTCGACGTGTTCAGTCCGGAGGCGGAGGTGCCGCTCGTGACGGGCTGTGCGTTGGCGGTGGCACTGGCACTGAGACCCGTAGCCGAGGGGGTGGGCGTCGCGGGCGCGCTCGGAGTCACGGTCGCGGCGGGGGTGGCGTGCGTGGGCGTCGAGCCGCCGCCCAGGGTGAGGGGTGCGCCGACGCCCAGCGCGGCGAGGTCGCCGGTGTCGAGGATGCCGTCGCTGCCCAAGATCTTGTCCCAGGGGTTCGACTTGGACTGTGCCGTGTCCTTGTCCGGCTGCTGGGTCTGCTGCGGGGCGGTCGCGGTGGGGGTGGCCTGCGCGGTGGGCTGCTGCTGTGCGGCCTGTGCCTGCGGCTGCTGTTGCTGGGAGGCGAGCGCGGTGAGCAAGCCGCTGAGGTCGTCGCCGCTGCCGTTGGTCTCGGTCGAGGAGGGGGCAGTGGTCGCCGAGGGGGCGTTGGTGGACGGCTTCGCGGTACCAGGGGCGGTCTTGCTGGGGGTGCCGGAGGGCTTGCCGGTGGCGGTGCTGGGGGCGGAGGTGCCGGCGCCGTTGCCGGGGGAAGTGGTGCCGGGAGTACCACCTGTACCGCTGTCGGCAGAGGTGTCCTCCGGCGTGATCTTCGCGAGCTCCAGACTCGCCTTCTCCTCGGCCTTGTCATACGCCTTGTCGGCCTCGCGGCGCTTGCGTAGCAGGACGCCGAGCTTCTTCTGCGCGTTCTCCAGTTCAGTCGAGGCCGCCGACGTGTCTCCGCTCGCGGCGGAGGCGTCCTGGAGCTTCTTCTTCGCCGCGGCGACGGCCCCCTCCGCGGCCCTGATCTCGCTGTCCTTCGGTGCGTCTCTGTTCCATGCCCGCGCCGCGTCCTCGCGGATCTTCAGCGCGTCGGCGACGACGCCGAGCTCCGTAGACATCTTCTCAGCGATGCCGGCCTGCTTCGTGATGATCTCGAGCTGCTCACCGATGGTCTTGCCCGACGCGTGGCGGCTCAGGCTCGTGACGCGCTCGCGCAGCGCGGCAGCCGATTTTGCTGGTCGCGACAGCCGCCGCGCGAACAGTGGCCTGGCCAAGGTCTTCGGGGCGATGCTCTCCACTGGGTTCCATGGCTCCAGGATGCCAGCTCTACCAGCTAAAACGGGTCTGAGACGTCTTACTGGATGGTGGACGTCGCTGACGAGTATCGCGGATCCGTACTCGGATCGATCGCAGCGGTTCGGTCGGTGAGCACCTTTGCTCCGACCTCGTCGAGGAGCGGGTCGAGGTAGGCGCCGAACGTAAAACCGTTGGAGCGCTGCTCCACGATGCCGATCAGTGTCGCGGTACCGCGGTCGCTGACGAGGAACAGCGGAGCGCCGGAGTCGCCGCGCTCGATCGGCATCTTGACGTAGATCCCCGACGCGTCGTTCTCGGTGACGGTGCCGCATCGGACTCCGCTGATCGCGCCGTCCATGCATACGGGCGTGCCGTACTCCAGGCGCTGCACGGCGGGCTGCTTCAGCACCCCGGCCACCTTGAAGCCCCCGGCCACGGTCGGTGCAGCGTTCGCCGTGCCCCATGCGACGGTCACGCCACGGTCTCCGCGGCGTGTGTCGGTGTACGGCTCGATGGACTCTCCACCGACCGTGACGGTGGAACCGGGAACCTCGTCGCAGTGTCCGGCGGCGACGAAGCCTCGACGCGTGGGGGTAGATGCCGCGGCGATGGCCGGACCCGCGGTGCAGCGCGCGCCGGAAGCGGTCTGCGTGAGCTCGATCCGCTTCGGTGCCGCGGCGGCCTGCTCAGCGGGGATGGTCAGCCAGGTGCTCTCGACGGCAGCCTCGGCGCCCGCGACCGTCGCGCTCGACGTTGCGGGGACCGCGACCGGCTGCCCGGCTACGCCCGTCGAGCAGCCCGACAGCGCCACCGTGGCAGCCGCCGCGGCGGCGATCGCGAACCCGGCCTTCCTGCTCATGCGTTCGATCATCCCAGACTTGACCAAACGAACCGCCGAGACCGGTGTCACGTCCCCCGTCCGGATGTCTTGAGCGGGAGGCTGATTCATCGGCTCGCCACGTCTGCGAGGCGCTGCTCCACGGCGCGGAGGTCGGCCACCGCAGCGGTGAGGTTGGTCTGTTCCATGAGCTCGATCACGCTGTGCAGCCGGGTGCGGGCGCTGTTCACGTCGCAGTGCACTCCGCGGTGCAGGTTCGTGATCGAGTGGCGGTAGTCGGTACCCATGACCGCACGGTGACACGACTCGGGACGGGGTGGTCTACGAGGCGCGGGTACGAGGTGCGCAGTATAGTCCCAGGTCAGTAAGTCTGCTCCCCGCGCAAGCGGGGATGAACCGGTTTGGTCGCTCGGCCCGGCCGTGCGCGATGCCTGCTCCCCGCGCAAGTGGGGATGAACCGCATCTCGGTGATCTGCACCGTCGACGCCGTGACTGCTCCCCGCGCCTGCGGGGATGAACCTCCGGTCCAGGTACCGCGTCCAGAAGATGCGGTCTGCTCCCCGCGTAAGCGGGGATGAACCGGAGCACCTGGCGCTTCACGTTCACGAGGACGAGCTGCTCCCCGCGCAAGCGGGGATGACCCTGTTGTTCCAACTTTTGCGGAACCCTCTGCAGCGCTGCTCCCCGCGCAAGCGGGGATGACCCCCGTCGGTGTGGAACCGGCAGAGCCACAATGCCACCTGCTCCCCGCGCAAGCGGGGATGCCCCCGGCCGCTGGCTCCGGCACCCGGAAGCCGAGCCGCTGCCCCCGCAGCGGGGATCGACCCCCGCTGCCCCCGCAGCGGGGGCGAAGCCGCCCCATTCTCTGTTTTAGAGAACATCTGCGCAGGTAGACGCGGTGCGGGGTTGGCGCGTCCTACTGGCGCGTGTTGGCCGCACGTGGCATGATCTTGATACCGGGTTCGCCCGGCCACCCGCACCGGTTCGCCGGTGCCCTACCCCCCGACCGCTCAGCGGATGCCCCGGGGGACTGGTGTGTCTGCACCGCGGTCGGCCGACCGAAAGGCCTTGACCGGTGACCACTACCACCATCACCACGCCACTGATCGTCGACGGTGTTCCCGTCCTCGAAGTCCCGCCGCGCACCGCCGCGGTGATGAAGTCCGTGTCTGAGCGCTCGATCCTGCGCTGGATCGCCGAGGGGAAGCTGCCCGCGCGCCGTCTCCCCGGCGGTCGCCAGCTCCGCATCGCCGTGGCCGACCTGACCGCGCTCGGCGAGCCCGTCTGACCTACCCCCGACACGCAAAAGGGCCGGCCATCGGCCAGCCCGTTCACGCCACTCTCCGCCAAGAAAGTAGACACCATGACTGTACCCATGACCGCCGTCGACGCAAGCCTGACGCACGACACGCCGATCGCCCCGGCCACGCTTCAGCAGTGGCGCCCGTACATCCCCGAGCACATCGACCCCACGGCCTCGCCCGCGCCCGGCGGACATTGCGAGTGCCCCACCGTCGCGCACATCGTGCTCCACGTCGACGGCTGCGTACAGGGAGTCAGCGGCCGCGCGCAGCCGTACGACCCGGACCTCTGCGGTGACTACGACCTGCCCCTCAACAAGCTGGTCGACGCCGCCGAGCTCGGAGCTGCGCTGCGTGGGATCACGGTGGGTGGTCTCGCCGACGTGATGCGCTGGGAGGCCGAGGACCGCGCTCTCGATGTCCACGCAGCGAAGTCGGCGTACGAGGCCGGCGTGGCGGAGGGCGAGAGCGAGGCCGAGGCCCTGTTCGAGACGCTGCGCAAGCGGCTGCCTGTGGAGCAGTACGACGCGGTGCTCGACGGGCTGGACATGAACGATCCCGGCCAGGTGCTCGAACGGCTGCGTGCGGAGGTTGCCGCGCTGCCGGCGCCGTTCACTGTTCCGCCTGCGCCGGGTGCAGGGCAGGCGCTGACCGCTGCGCCGGACGTGGCGGACTCGAGCGCTGCGCCGGAGGTCGAGGACGATGAGGAGCAGGAGGAGGTAGAGCCGGACCGGACGATCCGCGACTTCGACGGAACGCCACCGGCAGCAGACCAGATCATGAAGTACCCCATGCCGCCGATCCCCGCGCACGTCCCACCGGTGGAGGGCGCCAAGACCCAGCCGGTCGAGGTGCTCCCGCCACTGGCAAACCAGTGGGGCCACCAGAACGTCGCCGAGGAGTGGATCTTCTCCGCTACGCCGGGCCTGAGCCACGTCGCGGCGGCGGCCGACGCCCGCGGAGTCACCCGCTGGGGCCTGCTGGGAACGCTGCTGACCCGCGTGGCGGCAACCATCCCGCCGACGGTGCGCCTGATCCCCGCCAGCCGGAAGGTGCCGACGGAGGCAGGTGCGACCCCCGCCGGAACGTCGATCAACCTGTACTCGATCGCGGTCAGCCCGCCGAGCACCGGTAAGACCGACACCATCAGCGCGGCCGCCGCGTTGATCCCGGGTGTGCGGACCGTGCCGCCGGGCACCGGTGAGGGCATGCTCAAGGAGTTTCCGCGTCTGAGCGTCGACGAGGATGACAGCGAGGGGGATGGCGACGGCACCGCACCCAAGATCGAGACGATCGAGACGGACGCCTATCCGGGATCTGTGCTGCTCGAGTCCGACGAGATCGACGTGTTCGTCGGCGAGATGATGCGACAGGGGTCGAAGACCACCGGCTGGTACCGGAGTATGTGGATGGGTGGTGAGATCGGCAATACGGTCTCCGATCGTGATCGGCGCAGCTTCATCGCCGCGCACACCTACCGGTTCGGCATCATGCTCGGAGCCCAGCCCGACGCGGTTGCGCCTATGTTCAACGAGACCAGCAAGGGCACGCCGCAGCGGTTCATGTGGCTGCCGGCGCAGCAGACCATCGCCCGTGGCGACTACCCTTCGCGGCTCGGGATCGCACCGGTCTACTGGTTCGACGAAAGCCCGTCGATGATCCCGAGCACCGGAGGCCAGCGTCCGCCGGTGTGGATCTACCCGCCGAAGGCGGCGACGGACGCCCTGGACCGTGCGCGTTGGCGCGCCGCAACGGCCAACCCGATGGCGTCGCCCGCTGCTGCGGACCGCGCCGCTGCGATCGCAGATCGCCACGCTGTGCTCCAGCAGCTCAAGGTGAGCGCGGTGCTCGCAGTGCTGGACGGGCTCGACCAGCCTCAGGACGCCCACTGGTACGCCGCCGGGGCGATCATGACGGTGCGCCGCCGCGTGATCCACGAGCTGGTGGCCGAGTCGGACCGCATCAAGGCTGAGGGCAAGGAGGCAGAGGGCGCTCTGAACGGCGTCTATCGCGCGTCGTCCGATGCTGCCCGCGACGCGGAGCGGGAGCGCCACGTCTCTCGGTGCGCGGCGCGGATGATGGCGGGCCTGGTGAAGGCGTCGGTGGCGGGGCAGCCTCCGATGACGTATGGCGCGGCCATCCGGTTGCTCTCCGGTAAGAAGGGCGCCGCCGGTCGGAGCGACCGCGAACTCTACGGACGCGCGGCGCTCGCCGTGGTCCGGGCCTCACCGGGCGTCGCGGACACCGGCACGCATGTGCAGTGGGTGGGCACCGCGGCGATCTGACCCAGCGAAGCAAGCACCCCGTGGGACTCGACCCCGCGGGGTGCGTTGCTGTCCGGGGAGCCTTCACCGCGTGGTTCAAGGGAGCGGGAGAATCTCTCCCGACCGGGAGACGTATAAGCCCAGCTCAGGGCACCGGGAGAAACGGGAGCGATTTCTCCCGGTCCACCCCCGCGCTCTCACGCCCTGCCTCTCTAGATACAGATATAGATAGAAGTTCGAAGTAAAAAAGTAACGTATAAGGGCCTTGGCTGAGGGGGTGGCACCCCACCGGGAGAAATCGCTCCCGTTTCTCCCGCCGGGTTGACCTGCACGTTTGCTTCTCCCGGTCGGGAGAATCTCTCCCGGTTGCTGCTGGATGTGCTTAGAAGTTCGAAGGAACCGACTCCGCCGACACCGCCGAGGTCGCCGCCACCGCTCCGCCGGCACCCACGTTCTCACGCCGCGATCGATCCCCTCTACCCGTCCCCTCAGCAACGTCGCCCGCCCTGCCCATCACCCGCCGCGCCCCCGTCCTCAACCCCCTCTCCATTCTCGATTTTCGAGACATTCCCGCAGGTAGAAGCACTATTGACCCTTGCACGGTATCGGAACGGCCAGTAGTATCGGTGTCAGCAACCTGGACCGTCCAGCAACGAAGGAGACACCCGTGACCCTCACCGCCGAGAAGCTCACCCCCGCCGATGCCGCAGTCGGCAGCCTCGTCCACGCACTCGCAGAGCACCTCGATCCCGACGCCCTCACCACCGCCGTGCAGCAGGCGCTGCTCGCCGCCGAGATTCACCTCGGCGACGCCGTCTACCTGTCCGAGCTCGTCCCCGACGTGATCGACGGGCAGGTGTGGCACGGGGAGGCGGTGATGCCCGCGGCCGAGGCGCTCCGCGTCGGCATGGGCTACGTGGCCGCCGCGCTCGTCGCCGGCGCCACCCTCTGACCCCTGATCCCCGGTCGCCGCGCCTGCCACCGCGCGGCGCGGCGGCCGGCACCACCACAGAAGGAGAATCCCGTGACCTACACGGCCGCCGCCACCGAGGACGAGACGAACACGTTCGCCGTCGAGGTGCTCGCCCGCACCCACGCAGCCCTGGACCCCGCACGCCTGTCTGGCGCCGTCACCGCTGCGCTTGCCACCGCCGAGATCACCTACGGCAGCGTGACGCTGCGCGCCGGAGACGATGACCTGCTCGCCGTGCCCTCCATCGGCGAGGTCTGGGTGGCCGACGACGCCGAGATCCCCGCCGATGAGGCGCTCCGTGTCGGCATCGCCTACGTCGCCGCGGCGCTGGCCGCAGGCGCACGCCTCTGACCCTGAACGGAGAACCTCATGCACGCCACCCTCTTCGCGGACGAGCAGGTCGCCGCGGCCCTTCGCGATGCGAGGCCGGCTGACGAGGCCGCAGTGCGACGCGCGCAGGCTCGTGCCGCCACGGCGCTCGACGCGGCGTTCGCCTGGACCCGGACGGTGACGCCGTGGGAGCGCTGACCACTGACGCGCAGGTGCTCGGCCTGATCGACGGTGTACAGGACGCTGCGTTCGACACCGAGAAGGCCCGTGACTACCTGCGGTTCGTGCTGGAGGGCGGGGCCTGGCGCGAGTACCGGACTCCCAACGGCGTCCTCGTCGAGCACACGGACTTCGCGGAGTTCATCACGCGGCGTCGGCCGTTTGGGCTCTCCAGCCTCACTGCGCGGATCACCGAGGCCACGCTGCGTGAGCTCGCCGCCGGGGACCAGGAGCTGATGGCGTTGCTCGACCGTGAGCTCGGACCCGCGCCGACCACGATGCTCAACCCCGCCACCGCCGGCCGCACCGTCGTAGGCCTCGATCTGTCGCTGACCGGTGCAGGCATCGCCGCCTTCGACCTGATGACCGGCGGCCTCGACACCGCGGTGCACCGGTCCCCGGCACCGATGGTCGGCACCCTCGGCGCGCACGTTCAGCGACACCGCGCACTGGTGGACGGGATCGTGCAGCAGACCGTTGCCTGCGACCCCGCCCTCGTCGTGGTGGAGGGACTGCGGTTCTCGGTGAGCGCTCAGGACACATCGCTCTCCCGCCGCGGGTTCCTGTGGTGGGCCGTCGTAGAGGGGCTGGTGAACGCTGGCGCACCCGTCCTGGAGGTCACCCCGAGCCAGATCAAGATGCTCGCCACCGGGAACGGCGGCGCCTCCAAGGACATGATGGTGGCCGAGTACGCGCTCGCGTGGCCGGACGCCACCCGCGACAAGAACACCCAGGACCGCGCCGACGCCGCGTTCGCCGCTGCGCTCGGAGCCGCGTACCTGCGCTCCCCGCTGCTCCCGTTCACGGTCACCGGCAAGCGACGCAAGGCCCTCGCCAAGCTTCCCGCCCCGAGTGCACCGCCCCGCATCGCCGCCGCCGCGGTGGCCTGACCCGACCCAAGAAGGAGAACCCCCCCATGACCAATGCCACCCTGTTCACCCAGCCCGGCTGCGGCGGCTGCATCTTCGCCGCGAAGGACCTCACCAAGGCAGGCGTCCCGTACACCGAGCGCAACGTGCGCACCGATGAAGCCGCCGCCGAGATGGTGCAGGAGCTCTATCGGGAACATCGCGAACCGGGCAAGGTGCCGGAGACGCCCGTGATCGTGATCGACGGCGAGCCGTACTTCGGCGCCGTCGAGTTGCACGCGTACCTGCGCGAGCTCCGTCGGGAGGCCGCGGCGTGAGCGGAACCATCAGGCGTCCCGCACCGGGTGGCGGCACGTTCATCACCCGACCAGCCGCGGCGGAGCTCCGCGGCGTGACACGGCGCAGGATCGACTCGCTGATCCAGGGCGGCGAGCTCCCGGCGTACCAGGTCTCCGGCCGCGTGATGGTGCTCGAAGCCGATGTCCTCGCTCTCGAGCTGCCGACCGTGCCGCCCGACGGATGGATCTCCCGCCACGCTGCTGCGAAGGTTCTCGGCTGCACACACCGTGCCGTCGGCCTGATGGTGGCGCGAGGAGACCTGCCCGCCGAGACCATCAACGGCCGTGTCTACCTGCGCGAGGCCGACGTACGCAAAGCCGCGACGCCCCGCCGAGTGATGCCGCCGCGTCGCCGGTGACCAAGACAGAAGAGAGAAGGAACCACCGTGACCAACCATGACATGCACGCGGAGCAGATCAGGGCGGAGATCCAGGCGAGGGAAGAGGAACGGATCCGCGCCGAAGCCGAACGGCGGGCGGCCGCCGACAAGGCGTGGGCAGAGGCCGAGGCCAAGCGGCGGAACGCCTCTTGGGACGAGCACTACGCGGCGGAGAAGCAGCGCGCGGAGGAGTTCCACAACGGCAAGCCCGCGGCCGACGCGAAGCCCGACGCGAAGCCCGCGACCGAGCCGAAGCCCGACACGGACGAGAAGCCGAAGCCAGATGCCGACAAGGACACCGACTCGAAGCCGAAGCCGGACGAGAAGCCCCGCGCCCCAACCCGACGAGAAGCCGAAGCCCTCCGCGGGGCAGCGATTCGCCCGCGCCGCCGGCATCCCCGACGGCTACGTGCGGAGCCCGATCAAGCAGTTCCCGGCGCTGCTCAAGACGCAGGCCAAGACCGGCGCCGACATCTCCGCGACGCTCGCCGGCAAGATGGGCGCGAAGGGTGCCCTCAAGACGGCCGCCCGCCTCGTCCCGGGTCTCGGCGCCGCGTACTCCGCGGTCCAGGCCTATCAGCACGCGAAGAACGGCGACTACCTCGGGGCTGCACTGAACATGGTCGGCATGATCCCCGGGCCGATCGGGTGGGTCGGCATCGCAGCCGCGACCGCGTGGGACATGTTCGACCTGGGCGGCAACAAGATCGGGCAGTGGGACTCGCCTGACGGCAGCACCACCCACATCCTCCCGGCCGCCGCGCACGACATCGGCGGCGTCACCGCCCTCGACTCTCAGCTGCGTGAGGCGCAGCAGCTGGTGTTCAGCTTCCAGGACGGACCTCGCGGCAAGGTGTGGGATTCGAACCCGCCGGCCGCGTTGCGGCTCGACGAGGAGAAGGTGCAGAAGGAGATCGCCGAAGCTCTCGGAGGCATCAGCGACCTCTTCGCCGAAGTCGACAAGGTGATGAGCAGCAGCGGCGAGGCGTACTTCGACGAGTACCGATCGCGGTTGCAGCCCCACCTCGACGCCATGGCCGCGTTGAAGGAGCAGGTGAAGCCGTTCACGCAGCAGCTCACCGCCGCGTCCGATGGCGCCGCGACCGCCTACACCGCCGTGCTCGACGCCAACCGGGCTGCGCGCGAGCAGCTGGCGAACGACTCGAAGCTCAGTGACCAGGGACCGGCGAGCTCGTTCACCTCGGCGGTGAGCGCGGCCGGCTCCAAGGTCATCGCCGCTGACCAGAACATCGCGACGCTGTTCGGCGAGCCCGCCGCCGCGCTCACGGCGACCGTCGCGTCCGGCACCGGAACGCGGGTCGACCCGAGCAAGAAGGAGGAGAAGCCGGTGCAGACCACTCCGTCGCCCACGACGCCCGCCGCTGTCACCCCGACGTCGCAGACGCCCGCCGCGCAGACCCCGGCCAAGACGGAGACGCCGCAGAAGACGGACGATGCGCTCTCGAAGCTGCTCAGTTCGCTGAACCAGAAGACCGCGCCCCCTGCCTCGCCCGTCTCCACGCCGAACCTGGGCAACGGCCTTGGTGGTGGGTCGCCGTTGGGCAACACCGGTGGATCGCCGCTCAACTCGCAGCCGTCGAAGCCGCTCTCCGACTCCGGCGACCGCAAGCTCGACGACGGCAAGAAGAAGGGCGAGGACAAGAAGACCGAGCGCAAGCTCGAGGACCCGGCCAAGGACAAGAAGGAGGAGAAGAAGCCGACTCCGCTCTCGGCGAGCGCGACCGACAACGGCAAGACGAAGCCGGCCCCGCTCACCACGGAGCAGAAGCCGGGCAACCCCACCGCGGTCCCGGTGCAGCCCTCCGCGGCTACCGCCGCGAACCCGGCCGCACCCGCCGCCGCGCAGGGACAGCCGCAGTCGGCGCCCGAGCAGTCGAAGGAGGTCGACGTCAAGGGCAACAAGACGACGTTCCCCGACGCGAAGACCGCCAAGATGGCGCAGCTGTTGGCCAATGCCGACCCGGCGCACCCGCTCAGCCTCGCTGAGGCGGCGAAGATGGCCGGGTTGACTCCTCCGGTGCCCGGTCAGGACCCCGGCAGCCAGGTCGCACCGGCCCAGGCCAAGCCCGGCGACCTCCTGGTCGCGGGCGACAAGAAGTTCATGCTGCTCGGCGACGGCAAGTTCTACGACCTGGCCGAGTACAAGGTGATCGCGGCCGATCAGCTGCCGCAGGACATGGGGTCGCGGGCCGGGTACTTCCACCTCAACGATCCGAGTCCGGCCGGCGCACCGGGTACGCAACCGGTCTCGGGTCAGACAGCGGGCGTGGACCAGGCCGTGCCGGGTGGCACCCCCGCACCCGCTGCGCCGGCTGATGCGAGCACCCCGCCGAAGCCTGCCGATCCCGCTCCGGCTCCTGGTGCTCCGGCACCGGGCGGGATCCCGTCAACCGGTACGCCGGGGGCACCGAAGCCGGCGGCAGGCGGCGGTCCCGCCTCGGCGGAGTCCACGCAGACCGGCACCGGGCAGACGTCGCCGTCACCCTCGACCAGCGCGCTCGATCCCTCCGCGGTGCGCTGAGTCCGGGTACAGAAGCGCCCCGTCACCGATGCAGGTGACGGGGCGTTCCTGTGTCGGGGGCGGGGGTCAGTCCCGGTCTCGCTCCTCGTCAGGCCACTGCTCGCCGTCGTCGCGGATGTCCTCGTCGTCGTACACCGGGCCGGTCATGCCGCCGCCCCTTCCCGCTGCGCCGCGATGAAGGCGGGATCGGATGCGGCCACCGCGGCGGCCATGGCGTCGCGTGCCACCCGCAGCGCCGTCACGGCCTGGCTGTACCCGTGGCGAGGGGTCGAGCGCCTCGAACTCGGCGAGCAGGGCTCGTACTTCATGGAGCAGCTCCGGAGGCACGTCCTCGGCGGCGGTCTGGGTCCAGGTCGTCTCGTTCATGCGGACACCATGTCGGCGGTGTCGACAAGATGGTGCACGCGGCGCGGGTAGCTGACCTCAGCTCGGGGTCGGCTCCGGCAACAGCACCACTGTGTTGCCGATGGGATCGCTCACCCACCAGCCGGCACCGTCCCGCGTGCGCTCAGGTAACGCGTAGGCCCGATCGATCAACCGCTGCACCGCCGCGTCCATGTCGGCGCCCTGGAACTCCAACCGCGTCGAGGTGTGCGGCCGTGACCCCATCGGGTAGAGCTCCATCACCAACCCGTCGGCACCAGTGACTGACCAATGCTGGGGACCATCGCCATGCTTCTCGGCCACGGGCTCAGCGTCGAGGAGCGCCCCGTAGAAGCGGGCGGTGAGGTCGAGCGTCGGCTGCGGGACGTACAGGACGATCAAGCTCAGCTTCATCGGTCCGTCCTCGGCATCCGCATCTCAGCTTGCGGGGCGATCCGCAGTTCTCCGCGAGCTTCCTGCTCCCGCAACGCCTTCTGCTTCTCGACCGGCAGCGTGTCGACGTACTCCTTGGCGATGACAAGTGAGCCGGGGACCGGGCCGAACCCGGGTGTCGGCGTCGGGTGCACGTCCGGACAATCCGCCGTGCAGCAGCCGCACCAGCTGTATCGGGCCAGCGTGGGGTCTCCGGGCTCCTCGCCTCGGATCGACGGCAGGGTGCAGTGGCCGTCCTCAGAGCCGACGTGGTCGCGGCGTGGACAGTCACACAGCTCGGCGGACGCGGACTCAGTCATGGCCTGCAGAGTAGGCCCGGGCTACGACATGGAGCGACTGGTTTCTGGCATCTCCGCCCCCGAATCCCCAGCTCAAACCCAACCCGCGTTACCGACGAGAATTGCGCCCCACCCGAAGCGGAGCCCGTTCCCACCCGTGTTCACCCAGCCCGAATCCCACTCTCCACCAGCCCCCGCACAGTCACTCGCGATGGATGCGCGCGAGGCTACGAGAATTTCAGTTCCCGCACATGGCAGGGCGGTGACCTGGGGAAACGGGCTGGGAAGCGAGCGCATTCTCGGTGGTCGGAGGGCTGATCCCGGGGTTCGGTACCCGCGCCGCGTACCGCCGCTGCGGGGTGTCGGACGTACGTTGCCGCGCATGATGCTGCCCGCAGTGACAGCCGGCGCCGAGGTGCCGGACCTCGCCTCTGATGTCGTGGAGCGGATCCGGGCAGCCACGATCGACTCGCAGTCGGAGGGCACGAGGAGGGCCTACGCGTCGGCCTGGCGGCGGTTCGAGTGGTGGTGCCGCACCAACGGGTACGAGGCGCTGCCCGCCCACCCGGCGGTGATCGCCGCCTACCTCGTCGACGCCGCCGAGACGGTCGCAGAGAACGGGGAGCGGGCGTACTCCACGGTGACGCTCAGCAAGTGGACCGCCGCCGTCTTCGACCGGCACCGCCGCGCGGGCATGAACCCGAACCCCGCGGCGCACGAACTGGTCCGGCAGACGATGAGCGGGATCAGGAGGCAGTACGCCAGCCGTGGTGACCGGCCGCGTAAGCCGCGCACCCCACTACTCACCGATGATGTGATGCTGCTGGTCTCCACGGCGCGGGAGCAGGTGACCGGCTGGGTCACCGAGGTGTACGAGCGACGAGACTCGGCGTTGCTCCTGATGGGGTTCGCCGGCGCATTCCGTCGAAGTGAGCTCAGCGGACTCACCGGCGCCGACGTGGAGCTGCACGCCGCGGACGGTGTGCGCGTGCTTCTACGGAAGTCGAAAACTGACCAGATGGGTGAGGGAGGCGTCTACCCACTGCCGCGCACGAAGGAGCCGACGCGCTGCCCCGCGTGCGCGTTCGTGCGTTGGGCCGCAGTGGTTTCCGAGTACGACAGCGGAGGAAAGGACGCCGTGATCCGACTGATCGACGACGCCGCGCCGTTCGGAACCCGACACGTCTGCCGTTCGCGCGCACCGAAGCTCGGCCGCCGAGCGCCCGTGTTCCGGTCCTGCCGCAACGGGGTGCTGTCCGCGACTCCTCTGTCAGGCGCTGGTGTCCACGCGGTCATCCGGCGGAGGGCGCTGCGAGCGGGGTTCGAGCCGGAAGCGGTCGAGCGACTCGGTGGGCACTCGCTGCGGGCGGGGTTCGTGACGCAGGCCGCGCGGGCCGGCGCGGATCACCACTCGATCATGCGGCAGACCGGGCACCGGACCCCGGCGATGGTGACTCGCTACGTCCGCGAGTCGGCGCCGCTGATCGGGAACGCGGTGACCGTGCTGGGTCTGTGAGCGTCACGGAGTCTGCACCAGGAACACGGTGTTGTCGCAGCCGTTCACGTCAACGGCCTGGCTTCCGTCGTCCGCCACCTCGAATCCCAACGCGCGCAGCCGATCCGCCGCACCCCCGTCGACCTCGACGGTGAGGTCGACGTACCTGGAGATCGTCTCGACCACCCGCGTCGTGGACACCACCACCGCGGGGCGGGCACCCGGGGTGATGCGCCAGCTATCGTCGCCGAGTGCCTCGGCCGGCACGTTGAAGATCGCGCTCCAGAACCGGCAGCTGCTCGCCGCGCTGTTGGAGTTCAGGCGGACCTCGGTGATCACGCCGGTGCTTCCGCAACGATCATGACCAGGTGCCGCTCCGCGGGTGCGGCCACCGCTTCGTCCGACGCGGTGATCGTCACCGGGGCATCGAAAAGCAGGGACAGGAACTCCGCGGTGCGGGCGATGTCCGAGACGCTGGCGCGGATCACGGGACGGGTAGCGGTTGCGTTGCTCATCCGTCGAAGACTGCCATGCCGGTGCGACACCAGACAGCTGGAAACTCAAGCCGTGCAGACTAGTTCGTCGATCCTGCATCGCACCGAGGAGTTGTCGCAGGTCTCAGCGGTGTTGCTGGCTCCGGTGCATCTGCAACGGAACGTGCATCGGAGAAACGGGTGGCGTGGTGTCAGTACCGGCGTCCATGATCAGGGCATGAGCAGCGATGACGACTTGGAGATGACCGAGGCCGAGCGGGCCCGACTTGCCGCCTCGCACGCCGCGATCGGCGACCTGGCACACGCACTGGTTGAGGGCGCCGATCCCGAGAGTGCCGAGGCCGCACTCGCCGCAGCCCGGCAGGCCGGCTCCCGGCTGGACCTCGATTCGTTGCGCGACAAGCTGCACATCCCCGACGACGCTGGCGAGCACGAGGACGGCCTGCGCCGGATCATGCTCCGGATTCCCGACGGATGGGGCCGATGGGTCAGCTGCTCGCGCGGCTGGTACCCGATCATCATCGAGCTCGACGAGGCGCTGGCCGCCATCGATCCCGACTACGAACTGCATCAGGTCAAGGAGAAGTACGGCGGGCTGCGCTACTACTTCGGCACCTCCGAGTCGATCGCTGAGGCGGACCGGAAGCGGATGGAGCAGCTCGTAGATGAGGCCGAGGAGCGGTGCGAGTCCACGTGTGAGCTGTGCGGCGGGCCGGGTTCGCGGCACGTGACGCCGCATGGCTGGTACAGAACCCTATGCGAGGCATGCGCCACCGCCGAAGGGAAGGGCTACAGCCAGGTCGGCGAACTGGTCAACGACCTCACGGCCGACACCACCGGAGTGTGGCGCGTCGGCTGCTACGCAGATGCGCCCGAGTCCATCTGGGACTTGGATCGGGGCGAGGTGACTGTCGGCAGCGCCCGGCACCGCGACCATGAGGTGCTGACGTGGCCCGGCGTGCTGCGCACGTGGAAGCTGCGGTTGGCCGACGGCACCGAGGTCGAAAGCGGTCTCGTCGCGGCGATCGAGCGGGTGGGCTGATGGGAACCGAGCCGACTATCTGGACGCGTATCGCCACGGCGCCGGGCTGGCAGCCGCTCTACCGCCAGCTGCGCCGTGACGTCGCCGCCCTGGATCCGGCTGCGCAGATCACGTCACGGATCGGCACCGGCATGCTGCACCTGCACGTCGATCAGGCGGAATCCGCTGTGCTGCAGGAGGTCAAGGACTTGTGCTTCGACGCGGAGGGGGAGTCGCTGCGCACGTGCCAGGTGTGCGGCAGGGTCGGGCAGCCGCGGATGCTGGGCAAGGAGAAGCGGATCGCGGCGCTGTGCGATCGGCACGCCGTGGCGGCAGCGGCAGTGTTGGATCCCAGAGGGCAAGGGGAAGTCGTGACCGCGTTCCCGCCGCCCACCACCGTCGCGGACCTGCGCCGCCTGCTTGACCAGCTGCCACCGGACGCGCTGGTACTCGTCGATGGTTACGAGGCCGCGTACTCACCTGTGTCCTCGGTGATGATCACCGAGGTTCAGGAGCTGAGTGGCCGTCCGTCCTATCTCGGCCGATTCGAGCACCCGAGCGATGCGATGCGTGCGGTTGCCGGTGTCGACGCCGCGGGGTGGACGATCAGCGATCCCGAGCCGCTGCCGGAACTGGTCGGCGAACCCGTCGCGGCGCTCGTGCTTCGACGAGAGGTGCGAGATGACGAGCCGTGAGCGCCGCACCTGGGAGACCCGACTGATGCGCGCGGCGGGCGGCGAACCGGGTCCGGGCATGCCCGTCGTGGAGCGCGCAGCCGTGGAGTTCCTCCTGTCCGGCGACGAGGAGTTGGATCTGCACACCGCGACAGTTCTGGCGGAGCTTGTCGCCGCGGACGTGCCAGCCGGGGAGCGGGTCGAGTTCACGCAGATGTGGATGCGCGAGCTGCGTGACGCGCTGCGACGAGGACACCCGGATCAGGGGTCAGGTGACACGTGGTGACACAGAAGTGACACACAAGCGCTCACCCACGCTGCGCGCGGAGCGGAGAAAGCCCAGGTCACCGGTCCGGGGTGGGAACCGGCGAGCTGGGACGATGCCGAACCGCACTCCTGAAAAGCGGAAGGTCGCCGGTTCGATCCCGGCCCTGGCCACCATAAAACCACCTGATAGCGGGTGGTTTTTCTCGTTTCTGGGGCGGGTGCTCGGAAGCGTAAATCTGGCCATCTGGCAGCTACGCGTCGATCGGGAAGTAAGGAACGGCTGAGGCTGTAACTCACGTGAGGCGCCATGCGTCGGTTTCCGAGACCACTGAAACGCCAGCTCGGGCCGGATGCTTCGATTCCGGGGAAACCGCGTCGAGCTCAAGACGAATTGCGCGCTCCCCGAAAACGCTTCTCCTTGTGATCGGTAGCACGCGTCATGGGACAGTGTGGATAGAGAAGAGAAGGGACGTTACGCACCCCGCGGACGGCGGTGAGCACTGGTCGGGACGACACAGAACCGCACCACACTATGGCGATCCCTGACCTGACGGGAAGGGCGGACACATGCCGCAGCACAGCCCGGGGATGGCGACCCCCAGCGATCACTCAGTGATATGGGCGAGCGCGAGCGCATCGATGCCGACCACCCTCGATCGCCCTCACGACGTTCCGCGTCCGGAGTCGGTCGACGAAATTAGCCGATGGGCCGGCAGCGAGGATCTGCGGCGCACCGAGCTCGTGTATGCGCCCGTGTTCTGGGTGTTCCTTCCCCTCGCTGTCATCGGTTTCCTGATCTACCAGATGATCACCGACCCGACGGGTGCTGGCCGGAGCATCACGGCAAATGGTGCGAGCCGTGATACGTGGCTGGCTTGGGTGCCGCGGCTCGCATGGATCGGCGTCACCGTATGGCTGCTCATCGCCGTCGCGGTTCTGCTGCTGCGGCTCAGTGCGCTGAGGGATCTGCGTGTCGAGAACGCGTGGGTCTACGGGCATGGCGTCGCGCACTCGATCCATCGCGCCTGCATCGACCACGACGACGGTGAGGCTCGCTGGGCGACGTACATCGCCCTCGACCACCGCCTCGATGACGGACAGGCTGCGACGATTCACGCCGCGTTCGAGCTGTGGCTCTTTCAGGCAGGACTGCCTCCTTCGGGCTCCAAGCCGATCTCCTCGGAGACGCTGTTCGGTCCGCAGGCCAAGGGTGGGTACTTCATCCTGCACCTCCCCGTCTCGACGATCGCCGGAGACACCACCGAGCACCAGTGGATGCTCATCACCCAACCGCAAGAGTACGAGCGCGACGTGATCGTCNGCCACCTTGGCGATAGCAGTCAGGATCGATTCGGGGTGGGCCAGATCGATGCCAGCCAGGGCGTTGCGGATACCGAGGGCCCATGTCCCTAAATCATTTTCGTCGCCGTCCTCGATCCCGGTCAGCAGCTCGACCAGATCGCCGAGACCAGGTTTGTCTTTGGCCCACTCGCGCAGCTGATCAAACGAACCCACACCGGGAATGAGGTGCCCCATGACCGCGAGCACCACGCGACCGAGGAACTGCTCAATGAACCCCTTGCCGAACTCCTGGAGCTCTTGGGCTGTGAACGGCCTCGTGAGACCGCCACCCTGCTCGCGGTGTACCGGGGCCGAGGGGACATCTCTTGCCCAATCGGGGATCTCGGGCAGGTTGTCGCTCACAGCGGCCAGGCCTCTATGTTGAAGTGCGACATCGCGGCGGTGGCGGTGTACGTCGATGTGCCAGTTTGGCGCTCGCACCGGATGTGTACGGTGGCCGAGGTGCCAGCGGGAATGGTGTCGTAGTCGTCGGTGGTGCTGCCGGGGCCGATGGGCTTGCCCGGTGAGAACGCCAGCCGATCAGTCTGGGCGATGCCCACGCAGCGGCCCACGATGTTGCCGTTGGCCTCGCCGTTGATCCGGGCCAGCAGATTCACGCGCACGTCGGCCGCTTCGCCGGTAACGACCGTTTGGCCTTGCGCGCGGATACGCCGAGGCCACGGGCGGGGAGGGATGTCGATCGCGGCCATAGTCCCGTTCGCGTTGCCCGTACCGATGTTCTTGATCTCGCCCGGGTAGAACACCTCGGCAACCTTTTGCGGCACAAGCTCAAAACCGAGCAGGTCGGTTTTGACGGCCGGAATCCACCCCGCCTTGGGATTAGTCGACAGGTCCAGCGGATTCCAGCGTGTCGCGCCGTCTTTACCGGTCTTGCCGGTGTGTAGCGCCAGGTGCATCTTCCACCTGCCGGGCGTGTTGTCCGTTGGGGGAGTAATGAGTTCGAAAAATGCTGAATCGGGTGTCGCGTCTTCGGGGGCCAGTGGTGTCAGGTCGATCTTCTCGTCGAACTCGGCGTGCTTTCCGGGCGGGCCCTGCTCGACCCCGGACACCCCTCCCATGATTCCGCCGTCTTCGCGCAGCAGCACGTGCGCCACCCCGGTGCCGTCGACCGGGACCAGGGTGTAGCCCTGTCCCTGGTAGTAGCGTGCGCCGTTGAAATCGACGATAGGCCAAGCCATGTGGGTTACCTCCGGTTAGGACTGGGGGGCCAGTGTGATGACGTTGATGGCTTCGAATGCGCCAGTGATGAAGCGTTGAATCCTGCCCAAGGGGGCCTCGTCGCGGCGGCCGTCACCGAGCTGCACCAAGGTGGTCTGCTCGGTGGGGGTGATGCGCCACATGGTGTTTTCGATGTAGTCGGTGATCATCTTGGTTCGGCGGTGATACACCAGCGACATCAGGCCGCCCTCGAAAATGTCTCGGCCCAAGGCATATTGGTCACCGTTGCGGAAAGTGACCTGCGCCGTGGTAGCACCTTGGGCATCGAAAATCGCGTTGATGAACGCGAACATGGTTTCGATGTTGTACGGGGCGCTGGCGGTCGGGTAGAACCGCTCGATCGCCGGATGAAAAGGGCCCACCTCGTCGCGGACCTGGTACACCTGGACCATCTGGAACGCCAGGAAGCTGTTGTTCAGGAATCCCGAGAGCAGATCCGACGGGATGCCGGAGAACCCGACCACGATCATCAGCGAATCGATCAACCATGCGAAGGTGGCATTCATTAAGTCGTTCAACCACTTTGGAGAACGGCCGCCGATGATGTGTTGCCAGCCCTCGGGGGTGTGGTCGGCGATTTCGCAGTTGATGATGTTGGAGTCCTCGCCCTCTTCGGGGGCGACGACGTAGGCGTAGGGCTGCTCGAAATCGACACCGAGCTTGGGGGCGTAGAACACCCCGTTCATACCGGGTACCTGCTGGATGACTGGCTTGAAGATGTCACCGAGTGATCCGCCGAGGTCGATCACCGTCTTGATCACCGAATCGGCAACGGTTTTGGTGGGCCCCGAGATCTGCTGGCGGTCCCGGGTGGAAAACACGTAGGTGGGCGAATCGAGGTTGGCCCACTTGTCCGGTTGCGGGTCACCCGGGCGCCACAGGTCCATGCGGGTGTCCACACCGTAGGCGCGGGTGACATCCTTGATGACCGTTCCGCAGGTTTCCATGCGAACGGTCTTGGCGCACATGGGCGATGTGTCCAGGAACGGGTTGGTGCGCTGCACATAGGTGGGGGTGCGCAGCATCTTGCCGAAGGTCTGCACCGAGAGCTTGTCGCGCTTGAGGGCTTGCAAGATGGTGCCCATCCATGCCCGGATGTCGCCGTTGAGTGACAGGCCGTTGTTGACGAACTCCAGCCACCCGGACTGGATGCGCAGCGCGCATTCGGCGACCATGTTCTCCACGCAGGTCTGTAGCGCCCAGATGAAGATTGCGTGCGAAATGGGCTGGGCGGCAAGGGGAAGCCACCACGTCGGCCAGATCACGTAGTAGTTCAGGATGTCCCAAATGCCGCGCATCTCGACATTGCCTGTCCACGCGCCCTTTTCGTAGCGGTAGCGGTGAACCTTGGTGTAGAAGTTCTGTCGGCTGCCGGCGGTCTCCATCTCGACCCCGACCAGGGTGTTGCGGCAGTCCATGAACATCTGGATCAGTGGCGAGCTGCCCTTGAGCATCAGCTTTCCGGTGGGGCAGTCGTTGCGCGGCCGGGCGCCCGAACCCTCCATCAGGTCAGAGCCCACCGAGGCCATCGGGGTCCACATCTTGTCGCAGACGGTGAACCGATAGCTGGTGTCGACCTTCGAGTTTTCTCGGTCAGGGCGCGGGCGGTGGTGGCGATCCGCGCGATATCGCCCGAGCGCTTGGCGGCCTCCCAGCGCTGCTCATCGGATATGGGCATCACGAGATGGCCCCTGGATCGCAGGGGCGCAACGCATTGCGCATTAGAGCGGGTATCTCCGTCGCGGCGTGCCCGAGGCGATGATCTTGGAGTCGGCGTTGCCGCCCTCGATCGAGACCTTCACGAAATACGGCTGCGCGGGATTGCCCGGTGATTTCGGTGGTATCGCCGCGTTCTTGGAGAAGCGGCCCTTGAGGTACTTGTACAGCGGGCCTTGCGGCGGGGTGATGCCGAACTGCGACTTGATCTGATCGGCGAACGCCGTACCGTTCATGCCCGCAAAGCTCATGAACTTCTCGATCGCCTCCTGGAACAAATCGAGTTCCTGCGGTGAGGGCGGCACCGAGGTTAGGTCTTTCACCAAGGTGGTGTGCACGCGCGGATCGGTGCGCAAAAACACCACCTGATTGGGTAGCAGCGGCCCGAATTCGACATATTGGTCCGAGCCGGGCCCGTCGTAGATTTTGACCTTGGTGAACGGCCCGAACAGCACGTAGTCGTCGTACATGTCCTGATCACCGATGTTGATGCGCTTGAGGAACCCGGTTTGCGCCACGGCAGCGTTATCGCCCGCGGCCAGCTTGCGGATAGCGGACGGCGTTGCCTGGCTGATCACCGCACCGGCAGCGAACATGCCGTTGCCGACGCCCCGATGCGCTGCCCCCAGAGGCGAGCCCGTGCCGGTTTCGGTGACCGACAAGATCTCCATGTCGTTGCGCAGCACGCGGAACGTGCGCGGGTGATCCTCGGTGCCGCACACCAGTGTGAACTTCTCGCCCGGCAGCGGCCCGATGGGGATGGCCAGCGGCCAGCTGCGCAAGGTGGTCTCAACGAAGTTGATCGTGTAGTACAGGCGCAGGTATCCGGCGCCGTACTCGACGAACACCCCGTCGCCCGCCCAGCTGCCGTCAGGATTGCGGTTCATGCGCGCGCCCAGGATGTTTCGGCCCGAGTCGGGCACCGACCACTCCTGAAATCCCCCGTGCACCTGGGAGACGACCTGGTTATCGGTATCGGTGGCGAAATCGGGCCAGGGCCCGTTGATGACCCGGCGCCATTGGGTGCCAAACCCGTGTTCGGGGTCGTCCCACCAACGCATTTGGTCGTTGTAGGACGTGCAGAACCCGCCGCCGGGGCCGCTGTAGCGCTGCGGAACCGCGCCGAGATCCTTGGTTTGGCGATGATCGGTCGCGAAGGTGTCGGTAATCGCGTCGTAGGTGAACGCGAAGGAGTCCGCGTGGTCGAACGACTTCCAGGTGCCGGTGTCGGCCTGTAGCCGCAACGTGGCTTTCTGCGAGGTGCCCTTGCGCATAGCCGAAACCGGATCGGGTTGCCCGCCTTGGAACCAGCGCACGTCGGCCCACCAGTACCCGGCATCGTGATCGAAAAAGTCCAGCCGGGAACACTTGATGGCGTCCAGCGAATCGATCAGATGCCGATAGACCCGGCGCGTGCGCGCGGCGTTGCGGCCCCGGCACTTGACCGTGAGCTTGACCTCGACCGGATCCAAAAACGCGTCGATATGGTGAACGCCATCCTCGGTCGCACCCTTCTGGGTGACGTGCTTCCATGGCGCGATGAGGCCTTCGAGGTCGATCAAATGCACGGCTTCTGGCGCCGTGTACGGTCGGGAATCGCGTATCCGCCGATCATGAACATCTCGACCGACCCGTCAAAGGCGGTCAGGCGCATCATGGGCTTTTCGCCGTTGACGAGGTGATACCAGCCATGGGGTGTGACGGGGTTGGCCGGATAGCGGATCGTCACGGTCACATCCCCGGCCCGGAGTTGCGGGCTTGCTGATGGAATGCGATATCGCGGCCGGTGCCGTCCTCGGTGGCGCGGTTGTTGGTGACGTGGATGTTTGTGTCGCCCGCCTTGACTGGGCCGCCTTGGGCGTTCGGGTCGCCCTGATTGGGGTTTGGTGGCGCGGTCGCCTTGCCGGCCACGTTCGGGATCGCCGGGGCAGCACCAGCGACACCACCGAGGATCTTGGTCAGCCAGCTCTTGTTGGCCAGCTCCGAGCCCGCGGTCGGCAGCACCGTATCCATCAAGCCCTGCACCCCGATACCTGCGGCCTGTGCACCGAACTGAATCGCCCTGTTGGCCAGCTTGATTCCGGTCTGCGCTGCCTGCCCGGCACCTGGGGCGAAGATGTCGGCCGCCGAGGCGGCCATCCCGATCGCGGTATCGATGGTGCCGCCGGGAGTGATACCGACCCCGCCTGCACCCGAACCGGTCGCCGGTTCCACACCACCAATGCGCGTCGATGACGGGCTCCACGCCTGCGCAGGCCCGGTAGCCCCACCCCACCCGCCGCCAGCGGCCGGAATACCCGCTGTCAGGGCAGGATTGGTCAACGTCGGATCGCTCATCACCGGATCGGTGACCGCTAAGCCAGGACCGGCCGTCTTGGGGTAGAGCGCCCGATAATCGACCGTGGGCCCGATCGGCTGCGGCGACGGTGCGCTCGACGTGCCCGAACCAAGGGGCATGTAGTACTGCTTGGGGAACTGCTTATCGAGGGCACCGGCCGCCGAGCCTCCCAGCATCGGGCCGTGTCCTCCACCAGATTCGAAATTCATGCCGTTGGGCAGCGTCGCGGCCATGTGGCCCTGCTGCCCCGGCAGGGGATTCACACCGACATTGAAGGCCCCCGGCTGATATCCGGGCAGGAAACCGAGCTTGGCAGCGCTGGCATCGGTGGCGAACGCAGTGGTATCGAACAGCCGTGCCGGTGAGGACTTCCCGTCGCGCAGCACCTCCACCAAATCCGAGACGGCACCCGAGCAGTCGGCCAGCCCGTTCTGCAGATCAGATGCCGGAGCGTACTTTCCGCCACGCGCGGCCAATGCATACATCGCGGCGAGGTTGGGATTTACACCCTGTTGCAGCGCCATCGGCCCGATGCCCGCCATGGCAACGTCCTGGGCAACACCTGTGTACTGCGGCCCAAACACGCCCTGGGCGGCCAGGATGCCCATAGCGCCGTATCCGCCCTTGGACGGGTTGAGTTGGCTGACCGCGCCGAGCTGGCCAAGGATCGGGGCCGCCGCCATATTGGCCAGGAACTTGGTCAGATTCTCGGCCAGCCCCGGCAGGCCCTTGGAGATCCCGAAATCCTTGTCTAGTGCGGCACCGATCTGGCCCATGCCGTCGGCGAGGCCCTGCGTAGAGCTCTCCAGCTTCTTCCACGTACCTTGCTGCGCCTCAGCCAGTTTCATCTGCGCCGAAACGTACGAGCGTTCGGCGTCGGCAACCTGGTTGCGCGCTCGCAGTAGTGCGTCCTGATCGGCGTTACCCTGCTGCTCCAGCCGGATCAACGCAATGCGGTCTTGCTCCAGAGAGTTCTTGGCCCGGATCGCCGACGACTCAGCGTCATACACCCGCATGGGGTCGACCTCGTAGCGACCGAGACCGGGCCCGCCCTTGGGAGACGAAACGAGCACCCCGGGCGCTGCGGTGGGCGCCGTGGCCAATCCTGGCGGCATGGCAACGGGCTTTGACTCCACCGACCAAAGACTCGGATCGATCGGGGCCTTGGTCTTGTCGTCGTCCCCGGCCGGCGCGATCGGCTTCCTGTCGCCTGCCTGCGGACCGTTATCGACAGCATTGCCGCGCTGGGCATCCGGCGGGGGCAGGGCGGTCCCGGGGGCGAGCGCGCTGCCGAGCAGTGTCCGTGCTGAGTTGTCGCCGGGCGCCGGAGGCAGGACGGTTGAGCCCGCGCCCGGCGCACCGGGAAGGGTGTTGGCCAGGATGTCGGTACCGGGATGCGTACCGCCGAGCGGTGCAGCGTATTGCGGCGGTGGCGGCGAGGAACTGAACAGATCCTTGATCATCGTCGGGATGTCCCTGATGACAGGCAGATCCACAAACCAATCCGAGATACTGGTCTTCAGGTCGGTGAACCACTGATCGACCGTCTTGGTTGCGCTTTCCCATTCGGACTTGAACGTCTCCGTCGCGGTCTTAGTCGATCGCTGCGAGGTGTCTTGCAGATCCTTGAACTGGTTTTTAGCCGGGTCGAGGTCGAGTTTGTTGACAGCATCGCCCATGTCCTCCCACTGCGTGCCGAAAAGGCGTTGCCACACAAGGGCTTGCTGAACCGGGTCATCTAGATTGCGTAGCCCGGTGAGCACCGCTGCAAATGCTTGGTGTGCTTGCTCGCCGCCTGCGGAGAAGCGCCGTCCCATCTCGTCGGCGTTGAACCCCAGCGCCTCGAAACCTTCCTTGGTCGACTTGCTGCCGTCGACCGCGCGGATGCTGAATTCCTTGAGGGAGTCGGCCACCTTGTCGGTGTCGCGGGCACCGCCCTCGATGCCTTGCTTGAGCAGCGTCATTGTCTCGCTGCCGGTCAGGCCGAGCTTGCGGAATTGCGTGGAGTACTCGCCGATAGAGTCGAGCCAGTCGCCGGTTACGTCCAGGCCCTTCTGTGAGCCCGCGGTGATGATGTCGAGCGCTTCGGTGACGCTATTGGCAAGGCCGGTCCGCATGAGTTGGGTCGCGGAGTGCGCGAGCTCTTGCGGGGTCTTCTCGACGACCTGCGCCACACCTTGGAGCTGCTGAATCGTGTACTGAATTTCGTCATCGGGCGAGTTGGGCTTGATCAGGTTGTTGCGCAGGGCCGCTTGAGCGACGCTGAGGTTGTCCGCTACAGAGGCGCCGAAGTTGTTGGCGTAGGACTGACCGGCAGCCTTGGCGTAATTGCCCATCGAGGTGTCATCCAGACCCATGCGGCCCTGGAACAACTTGGTGGTGGCCGTGGTGGCCATACCTTCGGCAATGGCGTTGGAGAGCCGACTTCCGACGAGGATGCCTACGGCGGTCAAACCCAACAGGGCCGCGCCGATTGGCCCGCCAGCGGTGCCGAGTCGGGCGATCGAGGCCGCGCTGCTCACCCCGTGGGTGAATCCGCCTGAGAACCCATTGCCCATGTCGCGGCCGAGCTGGGCGGCCTGGCCAGCCTGGGCGCGCATGCCGTCAACAAGGTTGGTGTTGTTGCGTCGGCTCGCCTCGTCGGCAGCTTCTTGATACTCGCGGTATGCCCGCGTTGCGTCCCGGACAGCACGAGCCTCGGCGCGCCGCGCGTCGTTGACTTTCTCGGTCTGGCGGATGATCCGTGCGCCGTCGGCGTCGCGGTCGCGTAGCCGCTGTAGTTCGGATTCCTCAGACTTGAGTTTCCCGACGGCCGATGCTGCCTTGTCGTAGGCATCAGAAGCCCTGTCGCCCATGCGCTTAAGGGACTTCTCGACATCCTTGGAGCTACCCGCCAGCGCGTTGGCGAAATCGCGGCCGGCATCCTTACCCGCGTTGCCGAACGTGCGGGTGGCGTCATCGGCGACCCGCTTCCACGACCGATGATCAGCGGCGGCACCGATGGGTATCTGCACGGACATGGTTCACCTCCTGATCATTGGTCGCCAAAAACGTCATCTAGCAACTCTTCTCGCGCCGACTCGATGAATTCGTTTTCAGCGGAGTCAAGTTCGTGCTGTCTGCGAGAATCCAGCGGCGATGAGTACTTGGTGTACATGTATTCGTGCGGGGTGCCCGCGTACTGGCTGGCCCGGTATGCCGCGAGCTCGTTGTGTGTCTCAGCGGCAATCTTCTGCATGACCGTCCAGTCGCCGTCGCGCCCAAACGGCGGCGGCGCATGGGTTTTGAACTCTGAGTCTTCGGGCAGCTGGTGGATCAGCGACAGTAGTTGGCGGCTGGAAAGCACCAGGGCGCCGCGCTCATCGCGGGTGCCCTGGTGCCAATCAGCGATGCGCACACCGCGAAAACGAAGATCAGCCTCGATCGCATTGGGCCAACGGCACCACAGCGCTACTGCCTCAATTACTTTTGGAGTCGATCTTTGTCCGCTCCTCCAGCTGGCGCTGCATCACCTTCCAGTGCGTATCGATCTGGCCGGGAACACCGCCCGCGGCGAGGAACTTGGCGTAGATGTCCTCACCCATGAGTGCGATGCACAGCTGCTCGTCAGGGTCGTAATCCTTGCCGTCCTTGAGATACGGATAGACGTTCTGCTCGATGGTCTTGCCGTCGATGAAAGGATGATCGACGGTTTCCTTGTCGAGGGCTTTCATGTCCCGCTGGTAGTCGCGGTACCGCTTGCGCTGCTCGGTATCGAGAAACGCCGGGTTGGGAAGCTCCCACATCTCGCCGTCGCCGAGATCAAAGGGCACACCTGCCATGAATCCGAGGTGATCGGCGGCCTGCTCGCGTGCCTTTCTGGGGTCGACGGGGTGTAGAACGTCCTTGGTGTCTTCGGAGCTCATGATTGTTCCTTTCGGGCTGGTGGGCTTGGGGTTTCGGGCTGGAATGGGGGTGGGGCTCACCTGGCGGGCGCAGCCCGACGCCCGCCAGGTGAGGGTTCATCAGGCGATGGTCGCGGCGGCAGACTTCGGGGTGTAGACCGAAGCGCCGTTGGTGCCGGTCACCTTCACGCGGAACTTGGTTGCACCGGCTGCCACCGTCTTGACCTTGACCGTGGTGTTGCCACCGGACGAGACCGCGGGCCCATCGAGCTCGGCGGGCAGCCAGGTGGTCCCGTCATCGACGGTGCTTTCGGCGGCGAAGGTGAACGGATCGCCAGCGCCCGTGGGGTCGGCGAATACGATCGAGGCCTTACCGGCGGCACCGGGGGTGACCGTCGGCGGGGTGTTCGACACCTTGGGGGCGCCCTGAATCGTGGTCCAGCCCTTGCCGCCGACCCATTCGCCGTCCAGGCCGGGAATCAGGATGCCCGGGTTGCGCGGATCGGGGATCAGGAAGAACGGGTCAGGTTCGAGCGAGAACTCCAGCTCGTTGGCGTCGGCGTCTTCCGTGTCCATCTTGGCCGCGCCGATCTTGGTCAGCTTGCACAGGGGGATGGGTTCGACGGTGTACAGCTTGCCGCCGGCCCGGGACCGTGCGCGCACCAAAAGCAGCTGGCGGGGAACGAAATCGGCTTCCAGCGGGGTGCCCACGAAATAGTCGCCTTGGCCCGGTTCTGCCACGAGCAGGTTGCCGTCCTCATCCTGCAGCGGAACGTTATTGCGCAGGGCCTTGACGACGGGGTTCAAGGTCTCGATCGGGGTGAACTTCACCGTCTTTTCGATCTTGGTGATGTCCTTCTCGATCGGGTAATTCGACTGCAAGATCTCCAGCGGGCTGACATCAATGTTCGGCTCACGCTCGGGGCCGCCAGTCTTGGTGTTGGCGCCGATGAACAGCCACCCCTGGTTGGGCTCGGGGTTGTTGACCCAGTACCCGCCGACCTTGCGGCGGGCGAACAGGTCCGCGCGCAGCTTGCCATCCTTGGCCAGCGGGTTGAAGACATGCGGGCTGATATCAGTGGCCGCGCCGCGATAGTCGCGCGCTAATACGGCAACGAGCGGGCCTCGGATAGCGAAACGGCTATCGGTGTCGGTGAATCCGCCGACGCTCCAGTCAGCGCCGGTTTCGGGTTGCGTCATGTGACGCTCCTTCCATGGGTGATGAACCGGAAAGGGCTCCGGCGATTGAGGTGCGGCGGACGCCGCGACGCGATCAGGGGACCGCGACGATCAGTTGAACGACAGGCCGAGCTCGCAAATCGCCTTGAGGCGAAAGGCGTTGTCGGCCTTGTATTCGCGCAGCGTGGAGAGCTGTTGAAAGTCGATGTAGTCGACGTTGGCGACCGTGCCATCGGGCATGGGCACATCCACGATGTCTTTGCCGAGCAGCATGATCCGCCGATCGGTCTTGATGCCCTCACGCTGCGCCTCGGTGATCGTCTTGCCGAAGGTGTGGATCGACAGAACAGCGGTGCAGTAGAACAGATTCGCGTCGTAGGTGCCGTCAATCATGTTGACTTGGCGGAACGGCAGCGGATCGTCGGGCTTGCGTTCGATGTCGCAGGGGCCCAGCGGTGCCAGGTGGGCGAGCATCATCACGATCGCGTTGGGGGGCATCTGCTCATGCAGCGCTACGGTCATCAGTCGGGCCTGTTGATGACATCGGCGGCGGTGCCGCCGAACGCGATGGCAGTCTTGGCCGCGACGGCGAACTCTGGTGTGGGGCTGGTGCCCCCGGTGCCGTCCTCGATCCAGTGGGCTTTGAAGTTGTCGTTGACGACCTTGGTGTCATCGTCACCGCCCTTGCCCTGCTGCACTTTCCACGCCGCGCCGTAGTCGCCGTGATCGACCGGCGAGATGGACTTGGCGTATGCGGCCATCTCCTTGCCGACGCGCGCCTTCTCGGCCTTGGCTTGCGCTGAGGTGTGGATCGCCTTGTCGATCTCGGACTGCGGCACACCCAACGCGACCAGCGGGTTGGGTCTGCGATCTGCGGCCATCAGCCGACCCTGCGCTGACAGATGCAGAACACATGGTCTTCGCGGCCGTCGAGGTCGAATTCGAGTACCGCGTCACCGACCATGCTGTGATCGCGGCCCAGGTGGCGAATCCGGTGCGCCGATCGGATGTCGGCGACCGGGACCGGCGCGGCGGCACCGGTGCCGTCGACGGCGGGGATATGGCCATCGATGACCGGTAGGAACGCCCACGATTGCTCAGTGGTTGTGGTGGTGATGGCCTGGTTGTCCTCGGCCGTCGACTGCACTTCGAACAGGCAGTTATCGACCCACACAACGCGTTCGGTGACTTGCGGCTTGCGGTACTCGTCCAGGATCGGGTCGCCCTGCCCGTCGAGCACCGGGACATCCCACACGATCGCGAGCCGCTGCCCGCCCAGGGTGTCCATCAGTAGTCACCCCTGGGGAAGTGGCCGCGCGCCTTGGCCTGTAGCGCCAGGCCGAGCATGCGGTAGTGGCGGCGTGCGATGAACTTCTCGACGGCTTCGCGATCGATCGCAGCCTGTTTGGTGCGATGACCCACCGTCTTGGTGAACGATGAGACCGGGCCAAACTCGCCATACATCAGCGCGTCCCGGGTGACCTCGAATGTGACCACCTTGGCCGCCGGGTCATCGTCGGCAATGGCCGGTTTCTTGTCGCGTATCCAATCGGAGACGACCGTCAGTAGAGGCGCCGCCACCAGTTTCTCAGCTGCCGACAGCGGCCGGAGCATGGCGGCGAACGCCTCTACGTCAAGGAAGTCGGTCACGAAACTAGTCCGTAGCCTCGATCAGCGCCCACAGGTCGTCCTTCTCCTGTGCCTCCAGCTCGTCACGGTCATACGTGCCGTTGGCCATCAGCCAGTCGACCAGGACGGCCTTGGTCGCGGCCTTGAGCGGCTTCTTACGGGGCGCATCACCCTCGGTGCCGGTGGCCGGGCTCGCGTTACCGGAATCGCCATCCCCACCGTCGCCGCTGTCGCCCTCATCGGTGACTTCCGCCTCGGCCGAGTCGCTTTCGGGATCGGTCGTTTCGGCCGGCAGCTGGGCGCCGAGCGCACCGACGGCGAGGCCGCGCTCGACCTCATCATCGGTGAGCGTGACGAGCTCGCCGAAAAACGCGCGCCGCCGAGTGCCCGCGGGCGTGAGGTATTCCCATGTCGCCGCAGTCACCCGACGTTCTGTGACCTCGGGCATTACGGGGCGCCCTTCAATCCGGTCACCTTCTTGACCGCGTACGGGTCGGTGACGCCCATGATGGGCAGCACCGAAGACTGGACCCAGTTCTGCTTGGTCTTGGGCTCGCGCCAGGTCTCGGTCGAGAGCATCTGCTCGTAGTCCAGGAACCCGACACCGCCGCGCACACCCGCGAAGGCGCTGCCGTTGGCGACGCGGTTGGACCGGAACATCGAGATATCGGCGTCGGCCAGGATCTGCGGTAAGTCCGGTCCGTAGGCGATGCGCAGGTCCGCGTACTGCACGGGGTTGACGACCCACACGTTGTAGACGTAGCCCAATTCCTCGACATCGGCGGCCAGCTGTGCGGCGATGATGTCGGCGAACGGGCGCGCATTGTTGGGCGTGGGGTTGTTGCCGGTCAGGGTGACGTTGCCCCAGTCGTGTCCGGGGATGACACCCGCGCCGCCGAGACTGGCGATAACGGCCTCCAGCACGGCCACGGTGCGCTGATTGATCTTGCGCACCAGCGTGTTCGCCAGCTGTGTGGTCAGGCGGTCCATCTGGGCGCGGTCGTTGCGCCGGATCGCCTCATCGGACATCCAGAACTTGCCACCCCAGTCCTCGGACTTGGCGACCTCGGGCTGCGTGCGCTCACCCTGCACGATCGTGTACTCATCGGACGGGCCGCGCTGTTCCACATCGTTCTTGGTGTACAGCTCGTTGATGCGGATCACGTCGTAGATGATCGCCCCGGCGGTGGTGCTCGCCCCCGAGGACGAAAACAGTTCCGGGGCAATGAACTTCTGCAGCGTCAGGTCCGAGAGCCGCTTGGTGATCCGGCCGGGCTGCTTATATGCCAGGTCGACCGAGATCTTGTTGTCATTGATGACCGGCGCACCCAGCGGGTACGCGACGGGAGATGTTGTCATGGTGGGTAGCCCTTTCCTAGTAGAGGCTGATCTCGGCGTCGGCGCCATCGGTGGCCGCGGACAGTGCGTAGCCAACGGCGACGCCGCTGGCGAACTTCTTGGCCTTGCCGGCCGTGCCGACCTCGACCTCATCGAATGCGGCGAGCGCGCCGTCGGCGGTCACGTAGGTGACACGCGAATTGCCCCGCGCCACACCAACAATGTCGCCGCTGGCCGCGTCGTACTTGGAGACGCCGCATACCCGGCCCGCCGCATCAGCGGGGGCCACGGCGATGTTGCCGGTGGCGGTGCGGTTGCCGCTGATCTTGAGGAACCGCTTACCGGTGATGGCAGCTGTGGCGCGGCCGGTGATGTCGCGGCCGGGCTCATAGACGCCCACGTTCTCGTTGGTCATGATCTATTCCTTCCCTTCCGAACTCGGCGCGGTGGGCGCGGAGTCAAACCAGCTCAGGTCATTGGGCACCGGACCGTCTGCGGGCTGCGTGGAGTGCCCCGTCTCGGCGAGAGGGACCACCCCGGGTGCCAGCGCGGCCAGCACGGCGGTGTGGCCCTCGCGGTCGGCGGCGAGCGCCTGCAAGTGGTGCTCGCGACGCGCCGGGGCGACCTTGCCGTCAGCGATGGCCTGATCGACCACACGCTCGTCACCCTCGCGCAACTGCTGTGCGCGCGCCTCGGCGCCCGCCTGCGCGGCCGCGACGGTGGCCTCGTACTGGGCCCGCTCGACCACCGTCAGGCCCGCCTTCGCGACCAGCGCGGTCGCCTGCTCCAAAGTCGGTGCAGCGGGCGGGGTTTCGTCACTTTCCTGGCCGTCGTCAGCACGCTCTTCGAGCGCTTCGGCGGCAGCAGACAAAATGGTCTCGTCGTCGGCGTCGGCATCGATACCGAGCAGCTTGGCGAGGCCCTCATTCAGGGTTGCCACAATGGGCTCCTTTCCTCTGTTGACCTCGCCCTTCTCGGGCCGAGGGGTCTTGTTGTGCACCAGCGGAATTCGTGGCGCAGGCGCGGACTGGCGTCCGGCATAGCGGAACGCCGACAGATCGAACACCGATGCACGCGCGGCAGCGGACTTGGAGTCAGGCTCGGGCAACTCGAGGACGCGATCGGCCAAACCGGCCTCGACCGCTTCGTCGGCGAGCAGCCAGGTTTCCTCAGCCATCACGTCGAGCCAGTCCTCGACGGTGCCCCCTGCCCGGTCGGCGTAGATCTGCGCAATGTTGCTGTTGTGCTGGGCCAGTCGCGCCGCGCTCTTCTCCATGGCGCGGGCATCTCCGACGCACACCGCCCAGGCGTTGTGCACCATCATCTGGCTGTTGCGGTTCATCACGATCTCATCGCCGGCCATCGCGATCACCGAGGCGATCGAGGCGGCGAGGCTGTCGACCACGACGGTCACCGTGGCGGGGTGATCACGTAGCGCGTTGAGAATGGCGATGCCGTCGAACACCGAGCCGCCGGGGCTGTTGATGCGCACCGTGATGGCATCGTTGTCGATCGCGCTCAGGTCGCGGGCGAACTGTTCGGCGGAAATGCCGTNGAAATTGAGGTCGACCAGATCCTCGACGATGTGCGCCTGTGCGGTGTTGCGGATGTCTTCGGCGACCGTCTGGACCGACTGCACGAACGTGTCGGCTTGCACACTGGCCAGCGCGTACGAGCCGCCCTTGCCATCCAGATTCAGGAAGTGCGCCAACGCAACCAGGGCCATCTGGTGGTCGTGGTACTCGATCGCACGGCGCGGGTCCATCGGGGTGCCCGATGGCGACATGATCCCGGCCTCTTGGCCCTCGGCAAGGGCCAGGCCGGACGACTCGCCACCGCTGTACTTAGAGGCGACATCGAGCAGCGCGTCCATGCGCTCTTCGTCCTGAGAGTCGTTCTCGTTGCCCTTGATCCACGGGACGCCGATGCCATGGCGGCGTGCTGCGGCGGCCTCGATGCGCATCAGCTCGTCTTTGAGCTTCCAGTGCTTGTAGGCAGGCCGCAGCAGGCTGTTGCCGATCCACACACCCGGATCGGGCTCGTACGCATACACGACCAGCCGGTTGATGGGAATGGTCGAATCCAGCGGCCCGCCAGCGGGTATCGCCACTCCGCTCGATGTCATGGTGAACCCGCTGGAGGGGTGTTGCTCGATCGAGATCAGACCGCCGTCGCGGTCGACGTTCCACTTGGCGATGGTCACCTGGGGACGCGGGGCGAGCTTGCGCAGCACGGCGCGTACGTTGGCGCCCTCGCCTTCGAGACGGTAGACCTGCTCAAATACCGAGTGCCCGTACCGCAATGCCATAAGGGCCTGCTGCAAGTGTTTGTCCCAGGAGAACCGGCCACGGGACCGCGCCTGGGGTTCGTTCTCGTCGGCGGCACCCTCGATGGGCAGACCCAGATTGCGGGCGATGAATTCGGTGACCTCATCGCTGGCGCCGTTCTGCCGGATACGCCACGCGGTGCGGCGAATGGGCAGCCCAATTGCCCGCAGCACCGACGAGATTCGGGCGTCCTCGCGGACCATGCGCGTGTAGGTCCACACCGACAGCGGCCAAATCAGGTCGGCAGTCTGCTCGAACTGATCGATAGGTCCACCCCAGCCGGTCGCGCCGGCCGAGCTGAGCACGTACCCCTGTTCGGTACGCGGGGCGGCGGTCTTCTTCGGTGCCTGCTGATCGGCCATGCTCGCCCCCTTTCTCAGAATGCGGCGCTCATCGCGTCGAAATCGGCGCTATGCCGGTGTGTTTGGTGCTCTCGTGCGGCCCCGGTGCGGGCGCTGACGGTCTTGGCGGGCGCCTTGGTTCCGTACTTGCGAAGGGCCCAGTGCGCCATGGACACGTTCATCAGCGGCATGCCTGCGCCGTTGGGTTCCTCGGCCCAGACGAAATCGCCGCCCGGCAGCTCGCGCATGCTGGCGGTGGCCACCTCGTCGTTGAGCACTGTTTGATCGCTGTGCGACAACTTGACGGCATCGGCGTCTGCCAGGAAACCGCTACAGGACTGCGCGATCTCGGACGTGCCGATCATCAGCGGCTCGATACCGGCGGCGATGAGCAGCGGTTCAAGTACCTGCGCGGTGTTCTTACGGTCGATCACCAGCGCCACCGGATTCCACGCGGTGACCTTGGCGACCAGATACTCGGCGATCTCGGAGTGCGTACCGGTGCGCAGCGGTGCCACCTCGACATGGATGTTGCCGTCTTCGGCCATCTGCGCGGCGCTGATTGACCACACCTGACGGTTCCAGGATCGCCGCACCGCGATGGTGCGGGCTCCCGTGAGCTTCGCGTCGGCGTTCGCCATGTCGCTCCAGTTCGGGATCGGCGAGCCAACCTCGTCCTCGTCGGGCGGGTAGTCGCCGATCCCGAGGTAGTCGGCGGTGAAGATCGCCCGCTGTTCGGCGGTGCGGGCCTTGCGCCGTTTGGCTTCGAGCTCGTGCTCATCGCCGACGACACCCAGGGAGGGGTGCGCCAGGCGGTATGCGTCGATATCGCCGAGCTCGGTGCCCTCGGGTACCGCATATAGGGCGTAGTACAGATCCGGGGACCGCTTGTGGCCCAGGTTGTGCATCCCGGTGAGGATCTGGCAGTTGGGGTGTACCGAGGCCACCGGAGGTGTTGAGACGTACCAGATCTGCGGCCCGGTCGCCTTGGTCGAGGCGCGGGTCGCGCCGGTCAAGCTCGCTTCGGCTTGCGCGGTGAGGTCGTAGGCCTCGTCGAGTATCAGCAGATCCACTTCGGTAAGACCGCGACCGAACTTGGCGGTGCGCGGCCCGAACTTGGCCTCGCCGTTGCCGAGCTTGATCAGCCCGCGGTTGCCCGCCGAAGTTGGTTCGGAGCGTAGGCGTTTCTTGAGAGACGGGATGCGGTCGATGACATCGACGCAGCGGCCGAATACGTCCTTGGCCGTTTCCCATTCCTGGGCGGTGTAGGCGATTTTCTCCCCGAGCACCAGCATCCCGAAGATGATGCGTAGCACCACGATCAGGGTCTTGCCGTTCTGACGTGGGCACTCGATGCACACGTCGCGGTGCGTCCAGACGCGATCGCCCCACTCGTTGGGCTCCTGTAGCGAGAGCACCGCGCGTAAGGTGAGCCACTGCCAAGGCATGCAGCGCACGCCAATTCGCGATCCCAAGCGCGCCGCCCGGTCGCCCCATGATTCATCGCCGGGGTGTCGGGACTCGAATCGTGGTGTCTGACTGCCCTTCAGGCGTGGCCACAAGCCGATGAACTCTGGCCACTCACGCGGTGCCAGGTCAGATACCGGCGAGCACGTCGTCGTCATCGGGATCATCCGGCAGTGCGGCGCGCTGGCGATAGACCTCGGTGATCAGCTTGCGCATCTGCTCGGCCTGCTGGCGCTGCTGCACCAGCACGTTGTTCACCACCACTTCGACGGTCTTGGCGCCGATCTTGAGCTGTAGCCAGCAGTCGCGGTCGCCGTCCAGTAGAGCGTTGAGCCGGGCGAGGTAGTCGGCGGCGTATCCGGCCTGCTCGATGATGAGCCGCAAGGGGTAGGGGTCGTCGGGTTGTGACAACTCTTCGATGAGTCGCTGGCCGACTGTCTTCTCGGAGGCCGGTTGCCGACGCGTCGCCCGTTTAGCTGGAGTCTTTGCTGAGTTAGCGGTGGCCTTTGCCGGTTTCGTGGCTGCTGTCATCGTTCGCCGCGTTCAAAAAAAACCTGACGGGAGCCTCCGGGGGTCAGGAAGGCCCCCCACCTGGATAATTTCAGGGGGAGGGGCTTTGACCTGCGGTTATGGCACTTTCGGGTGTGTGCATCGGTGCTGGTCAGGGGCTTTTCGGTCCATCGGCTGGCGATCACCACGACATCACACCTCCGTCGTGTTTGCTGGCAGGTTCGGGATGTTTGCTGTGTGACTGGTCGGCGTACCACCGCTTTGCTGCCTGCGCCATGCGCCACGGTCGCTCGGCTTTGCATCGAGCCAGGACCACGCTCTGACCAGGATCGATCGTGATGACCTGCGCGCCAGCGGATCGGTAGCGCGCGAGCAGGCCCTCGCCGGGCATGGAGTGGATCAGGTACACATCGCACTGGCCCGCGAACGTCAGCGCCGTATCGATCGCGGCCAGCCGAGCGGCCTTGGTGACCGAGCGGACGTGCTGCGGCGGGTCGTGCGGGTCTCCACCCGCGGGCGTGAGTACCGAGGCGATGGCGTCGTAGTCGATGGTGATGTCGCCATGCTTGGCGTGCTGTCGTACCCATGTGGACTTGCCGGCCGCAGGCGGGCCGGTCACCAGGTAGAGCGTCACCAGTCCATCGCCAGGTTGTCGGCAGTGATGACGGGCGCGGCGGTGATGCCCAGTGTCGCAAGGGCTGTCGACCACTCGGATGGCTGAACGCCGAGCACCACGGGCCGGTGGGCGTCATGCCTGCCGTCCTGGCGCTGACTGTTGCAGATGCCGTGCAGTAGGCGATCGGCGCGCTGTCCGCCGAATGCCCGAGCCTGACTATGGTCTGCGGCCAGCTGCTTGCGGTCCCAGTTGCGCTCCAGCAAGGGCGCTTTGAACATCGGTAGGCCACACCACCAGCACAGTGTGCCGTCGACGTGACGGCGCAACAGGCTCTCGGCTTGCTGTTGGTGTTTCCAGCCCAGACCGCGATCGGTGGTGCTGGCCTTACGGCCGGGCCTCGGCATGTGCGGTGTCCGGCTTGGCCTCGGCGCGCGCTGGCGGTGCCTTAGGTGCGGGTGCGACCTTGACGGGTGCGACGGATGGCTCGCTGCCGTCCTGCTCCACATCCAGCGTCCAGCCGTTGGCGCGGGTAGTGATGGTCATCGTGGTGTTCCCAATGGGCTGGCCCAGCTCGGCCAGCGTGCCCGCCTGTGCGAGAGTGACCATCACGGCCAGACCCCAACCCTGCCCGCCGGAGTGGCGCTTAAGGTCGGGGATATCCGGCGGCGTGGAACGCCACTTACCTGGGTCGGTGTCCATCAGGACCTTGCCGTCGACAGTGATCTTGATATTGCTCATTGGGCTAGGAACTTTCGTAGTTGGCGGGCATCGATCGTCACGTCGTCGGTCTTGCCGACCGTCAGCACCAACAACGGCGTGGCGCGCTGGTGGTCGGTGCGGTCATACAGCGTGACGATTCGGGTGCCGTCCGGCGCTTCTGCGGCATCCTGGCGCAGCTGTGCCGCATCGGCTTTCGTGAGTACGTCGAATTCGCCATCGATGACCGACCCAAGGGCCTCGGCCCAGAGCTTTGCGGCCTGGCCGATCATTTCCTGCGCTTGGTCTTCAGGCATGCCAGTGGAGCGGAAGCCGGGAATCGGGATTGCCCGCGGTTCGGAGTTCTCATCGCCGGGATGTAGCAGTGCGCCGGAAGCAAACGTGCGAGTGAGCAGATCGACCAGGGATTGGTTCATGGCGATTCGGGCCCTCCTTAGGCTGTTGCCGGGAGTGACGGCGGCACGCTCTAGTGACTTGCAACCTGGCGGAAAGGGGCTGGCCAGTCCATAATGAGAAGAACGCCAGCAAAGTTGCTGTCAGATGCAAGGAGGGGTTGCAGTGAGCATTGGGCTGATCGCGCTGACGCCGTTTGCGGTGTTACTCGGCTACCTGTGTTGGCAGTTGATCCGCAAAGCGAGCGCTCGGAGGCCAGATCTTGGTGGTCGTCGCGTTTCGGACGGTGCGCCTGGATATAGCCCGGGAGCCGGGGGCGACACCGGAACCTTTGGCTTCTTCGGCGGATTCGGCGGCGGAGACAGCGGTAGCGGCGGCGGGTATTGCGACAGCGGCGGATTCAGTGATGGCGGTGGTGGCTGCGACGGCGGCGGCTGA